GGACAAGTGCTGGAACAATCCAATCGGTTGGATGGAGCGGAACAACAACGGCTCCAACGGTAGCTACAGCACCAGATTTTAATAACATAAGTTACCGTCAACTAGGTGTTAATCAATGGGAAATAGTTATGTCGTTTAGTTCCAATGGCTCAGGGGCAAGTGCTGGTAACGGTGATTATCTATTCAAATTACCTAATGGATTATCATTTGATTCAACAATTGCTTCACAACAAACATTTACAGGTAATGTTCAACAAAATGATTCCGACTTTCCTAGATACATAATACCAAGCGGTACAGGTATGATTACTGATGGAGCAGGAAGTACATCAACAAATTTTGCACCTATTATTTGGAATCAAACATATTTTAGACTTTTTGCGTACATACCAGGTGGTGCAATAACTTGTATAGGAAGTACTTATTTTGCAACAACCTCTTTTGCAGGATTTCAATTAACATTCTCGTTTACATCAACATAAAAATAAAATAAAATGGCAAATACAAAAATTAGTGCATTACCAACATTTACAGGAAACACCACAGGTGCTTATGTTGTTATTGACAATAGCGGACTTACACAATCATATAAAGTTACAAGAGAAATATTACTTGGGTCGGATATTCCTTGGACATCATATGTTCCAGTTTGGACTGCATCATCAACCAATCCAGTTATTGGTAATGGAACAATTACAGGCAGTTATGCTATTATAGGTAAAACTTGTTTCGTTAGAGGCAATATTGCGATGGGTAGTACAACAACTTTTGGTACAGGAGAATGGTATGTATCAATGCCAATTCCTGCAATTGATGCTGATGCGATATTACTAACCGCATCTTTATTAGATAATGGTTCTGCGTGGTATAACGCAATAATGGTTGGTGCGAGAGCAGGATTTAACACCAAAGCACCATTACAATATGTGAATTTTACAAATGGAACCGCCAGTGACGTTAATGTAACCCAACCATTCACTTGGGCAAATGGTGATAGATTTATTTGGAATGGAAGTTATGAAATAGCGTAAAAATTAAAAGGAGACCTAAAAAATCTCCTTTTTTTAGATATTTATTGGTAAGTAAATTACCAAATATTATGAAAAAATTCTTTGCACAGTTGTTTAACGACAACAACACAATCAACGAGAAATCTGTTGTAGGCTTTTTAGCTTTTATTATGATGACAGGGTTTGCAATTGCAGACATTGTTACAGGTTCATTAGGAAAAGACCTAGTAATCAACGAATTCATTTTTAATGCGTTCTTATGGTTAGTTTTAGGGTCTTTTGGAATCGGTTCCATCGACAAATGGATTAATAAAGGAAAGTCTGACTCAACAGAAGAGTAAATTAACTAATCCCCTCCAAAAGAGGGGGTTTTTATTTATTAGAGGTATTTATTATAAAAATAATAAGATGGCAAAGAAAATATTAAGATTAACAGAAAAAGACCTAACTAGATTAGTTAAAAAGGTGGTTAACGAGCAAACTAAATTTTCATTAGATGAACCACATTATATATTTGATAGAAAAAAGGGAATGGTTGCTTTAATTGAACAAACTCCAAAAATGGTTAGAAGAGTATTAAAAAACTTACCACCTAATTTAGAATATTTAGCAATCATTAATTGTGAATTTGCCGATTTTGAGGATATTGATATGTGTTCTTTAAATCAATTACAAAATGTGAATTTGATAGGTACTGAAAGTAATTTTGAGGAACAAGGATATGACTGTTTGAACAAATGGGATGAAAAGGGCCAATGGCATTAACGATTAATTAATATAATTTAAGTCCCCACTCACAAGGTGGGGATTTTTATTTATTATAGGTATTTATAGATATGAAAATTAGAATTACTGAATCTCAATATAAACTATACTTAGAACAAAAAAATATAATAGGTGTGCCTGAATCATTAGGCAGTGTTATGTCGACAATCGCCCCAATCCCAAAGAGTAAGATTATGGCGTCTAAAGTCATACCAAAAATATTAAATTCTGAGGGTATTGGTACTTATGATTTTTCTAACGACGGGAGTGATGTTGATTTAGATTCAGATATTAGAAAAACGGTTGATAGAATTCGATTTTACCAATATTTTATTAGTTTACAAGAGGAAATGGATGGTCGTGGTTTTTTCTTTGAAGGTCTAATGGCTGGATTATTTACTGGGGGTATTGCGATACCAACAAGTGAAAGTAATGTAGAGGATTCTAAGGCGGATATTTTGATTCAAGGAGTTCCGTATTCAGTTAAGATTTCAATTCCTGGAGAAAGATATTCATTGGGTTCATTAAACAAAGGTTTTAACGTTGCATTAAAGAACATTGCCGAGGACGATTCATTATCAATTGAGGGTATTAAAAAACCATATGATTTAATGAAAAAAGGACCAGAATTTGATTTTTACAAAAATCAAATGATGCAGGTTTCATTTAATAATGTGAATTGGATATTTGCCGTATTACCAAAAACGGGGAATATTATTGAATATTCTGTAAAAAGCAACGAAGAAGTTATGGATTTGTTGTTAAGAGAATCGAAAGCAGGTAAAACAAGCTCTTCAATATCATTATCTCACAATGATGCATTATCAGGAAATAAAAAAACTATTACATTCCCAATTGTAGATGTAAATACGATAAAAAACTTTAAATATAATAAAGAAAGAGGTCAAAAGGCAGATAAAATTGGGGAATTGTTTGGAAAATATGCAAAAAATATTCGTTACGACATTTTAGAATATATTAGAAAAAACCCTGATGCTTTCTTAAAAAGAGTTATAAAATTATATGGTGACAGATTGAAAGATTTGATGTAATTTCGTATCTTAGCCTTATGGCAATATCAACAAATTCTAAACCGACCGACAAACCAACTAAATGGGAACACGTCTATGAAGATGAGGAAACTATCTCTATTTGGAAATATGATTCAAAAATCTCAACTTCGGGACCAATTGAAGTTGAAATTAAATATAAGAAAGGGTATGTTCATCCGTTGGATAAGAAAAAGAAAACTTTGGGTGAGTTAGCAAAAGAGGCTAGAAAAGAGTCTAAATTAAAGAAGTTTAAGTCTTGATTCGATAATTGATTTTAATTTTATTAAAGTTTTTTTATCTAAGGACTTAACGACATCTTGGGTATTTTCAATCATAAGTTTACTTAATAATGATTCTTGTATTTTTGGTGTTACCTCACTAACAGTTTTAAATTCCCAATCATTCATTTCATAGTTATCGTATTGAGTGTCATCTAAGTGACCTTCATATAAATCAAAACTACCATCATTATATTGTTGCCTAACAGAATCGTCAACCCATGATTTATCGTATGCAGATACTTTATAAGTGTACCATTCAGTGTAATTAACGGTTCCATCAACAGTATATTCTAATTCATAATCTTTGGCAACAGGGATTTCTAATCTTTCAATTAATTCTTTGTTGTTTCTATCTGTACCTTGATTTGCGAAAATATCTGCAATTAAGTTATCGTTATCACTAAGTAGTTTACCGAAAAATTGTACATCCTCATCACTAATTGAAATATTAAAGTACCTCCCAATTTCCTCTAAGGCTTTGTATGAATCATCGTAATTATCATATGGGGATACTGCATCGAACCCCTCATCAATTAATCGTTCACAGATGAATAATAATTGTTTTTTTGATAATCTTGAAAATTGACTTTGGTCTGCCATACTAATAAATACTAAAAAAGGTGGATTTCTCCACCTTTTCTTAAACTGTATGTTCGATTTGTACTCTTACACAATTTTGAGGTAATCGATTAACATGTCGGTAGTTATTAATGTACCCCATCATGTTGGCACTACCAATAGCATTTGCTGAGTGAATAACAACTTCAACCACAGGAGCCCCATCCATCCATTGTTCTACTAACCATTTAGTGCAATCCATCCCTGTCTTCTCAGTAATGTTATTATAATCCAAAGTGTAGTTATGGTATACGTTACGATGCCATTCGGCCATTGCAGTATCACCTAAGTCATGGTCCAAAGAAATCAAATCGATATTCTCTAATCCAATGTACATAACGGTACTTACAAACTGCTCGTAATTTCTTACAACTGTCCAGCTCTTATCGACAGGAGTTCTAACGTCGTCTAAATAAATTTTAGTCATTTTTTTCTCTGTTTAAATAATTTACCAAATCTTGTAATTTATCCGCATCTTTTGGATTGAAAATAAACTCATCAAATGCTCCGTAGTTACTTTTATAACCAAAAATGTATTTGATACCGTATTTAACTCTTTCCCAAAACGGTCTTTTAGTTAAATGGATGTGAAAGTAACTCGTTGGAAACTTATGCCCATTTTCTAATTCATCTTCACTGTAGAGTATTATTAATTGGTGGTCAGTTGAGTGACATGCACAAATCAAAACCTCTTTATCGTCATTTTGTTTCATATTCATGTGGATTTATTTCTCGTTCATACCCATCAAGGTCGTATTCATATTCAGCACAAGGCCATTCTCTGCCTTTATCATCGATAGATGTCCAAACACTACCATCTTCAATCCACTTCCAATCAACACCTTCTTGACCTTCAGGTACTTCAGGATTATCTAACGGGGGATGATAGGTGTTAACATCAAGATGTCGATAATTACAATCACATCCACGATGAACACATTCATCACAAAAGTATGGACTACAACCAGAAGAATATCCTGGCATGTAGCACCATACTGCAACTTTACCACAATCACACAACTCTTTAAGCATAAGTTATTTCCTTAGTCTCGATGTCGAATTCAACAACGATAGGTTTGTGCGCGTGTTCGTATCTTTCATCAAGAACTGACGCGTTTAAAAATTCAACACCGTCAATACTCTTTTGACCATAAGCTCCGTGGATATGACCACATACGTGAATCTTTGGTTTAACGTCAAAAACTCTTTTATATAGTTCTTCACATCCAACATGACCTCCGTGAGGTGCGTAATCTAATAATCCGTAAACAGGACCATGAGTAATTAGTACATCTGTATTACCAGGGATTTTAGACCACTTCTTAGCGAGTTTCTCCCCTCTTGGTAGGTTGAATGCCCAATCATAAAATTCAGGTTGCCAAGGACTACCGTAGAACTTCACACCGTCAATGGTAACTTCACTATCTTGAAGATAGATAACTCCCATATCTTTAAATTCTTGGTCGATTTCGAATCCATGCTCGAAACCAAAATCATGGTTACCAGCAATAAAGATTTTATGTTTGAAATCAGTGCGAGCAAACCAGTTCAAGAAATTTTGGATTTCGTGTTGTTTACCCATACTTGTGATATCACCAGCATGAACCAATACGTCTCCACTACCCAATATGTTACCCATCCCCTTACTTGTAAGGTGGTTGTGTTTGTTGTGCGTGTCGCTGATGAATGTTATTTTCATAATATATTGTCTTTATCGTTTTCGTCAAAATCTCCAAATAAATCATCTCCCTTATAATCGGGATGATTCTCTTTCATGTAGTCAATTCCTTGGACCCAAAGGTACGAAATAATTGCAACTACAACGAACATTAATACATAAACTATCCACATATTTTTTTATTTTATTAGTCCCACCAACCTTCAATATGTTCTTCCATTATCTTGAATAACAATTTTCTTGCTCTATCATGATTAATGTGTCCAATATTCATGGCAATAACTTGTTTATCCTCTTCACGACCATCTCTTCCAAAAATACCTTCACCATTTAATACTCTTTTATAAATCAAAGGGTATTTCTTAAAGTAATCATCAAAGTTTTCTTCTAAAAGTTTAGACTCCCAAGAAGAAAATCCAGGTTTGTCTTCTAAATCTTCAAACCAGTGTTTTGTTTTGTGATAATCGGAGTATTCGGAACTATAAAAGTCTTCCTGTACCAACTTCATTAAGTTAACACATGTCATCATAACTTCAGCGTCTCTTTTTGCTCTTGTATGAATATCTCTACCTCCAATATATTTTGATTGAGCTTTGAGTTTATGCATCATAATCTCAAAGATGTAGTGAGAGTCCCAATTTCTGTCTTTCCAAATAATTGGTAACCAATACCAAATATTTCTTATTCCTGTACGAACTTCTTTATGTAGATACCTACCTTCATGATTCCACCATAACGGAATAAATTCTAATTTTCGTATAATCCAAGGTTTTTTAGACCTCTCATCTGCCCACTCGTCAAATATGTCTTTTTCTGGTTCCATTTTTTCTAAATATTTCTACAAATATAGTAAAAAAATAAGACCCGACAAAATAAATTTCGCGGGTCTTTTGGAAAGGGATATATGAGAACACTCCTTAAGGAGCGATGTGTACAAATAAATATGAAAAATATTTAAAAAAGTCCACTTTTCACTAGCGTTAGAATGAATTTTTTACTCTATCTAATAATTTTTCATCAAAAGCAACACCATGTCTTTCTTTAAAGTGTCTCAAAAGAGTTTTAATAGAATCTTGTCTACCAACTTTTTGTAATAGTAAATAAGCACCTAAGTCAGCGTCCATTTCCTCATCATCATTTCTTGGACCGTCATGACCCAATATAATATGAGAGACTTCATGAGCTTCAATAAATTTAAGAACGTCAGTTCCAAAGTTATCAATAAACTGTTCTCCGTCTATTATAATCAAGTTTTTACCTGGTACCATAAATCCATACCCATACTCATCAAATAATGGTTTAAGTTCCCCATATTGAGGATGGTCATCAAGAATGACTGCGATTTGTACCTCTGGTATGAATTCGCTATTAAATATTAATGGTTCCAATCTTACTATTTTTATCTTTATATAATGACCAAAAATTCAACTTTAACTTATTCAACACATCTGATTCTAATCTTGTTAGACCTGAATCTGAATATTTTGAATCCCATAATGAAAAACATTTTAAAGTTGTCTTCATATGACTTTCATCTTCTGAAGATTCTAAAATCTTAATCACCCATTCAAAATCTTTGATTGCTAGTTTAATATTATCTTTGGTCATAATTTTTTTAATTTAATTTAAAGGTAATACTTTATTTGATAACTACAAAATTATGACAATAAATGGTAATATTCGTTAAAGTGTTTAATTCTGTCAGGTAATCCGATAGTACCACCGTTAACTCTTTTAGTTACCGCAGTTACTGTTACAGTATCAGCACCTTTGTCACAAATTGACCAAAGTTTATTTGAATCAAAGAAAAATGCTGCTGAAGCTAAAGGATATTTTGTTGCAACTAAGTCAGGATTTGCAACAGTATCTTCTCCGATAAATTTTGCAAAGTTAGTATAATTTTCTTTTCCTGTTAATTGGATATAACCTCTTCCACGGAATTTATAACCATCTCCAGTAGACTCAGGACCATTACCCATTCTTCCACCATAAACTCGACTTGCAATTTTTTGTGGATTTCTTTGGTATGATTCTGCCAATCCAGCCTCTTTAAAATATTTTGAAAAAGTACCTTTAAGACCAGTTGCAGAATAGTTTAAATTTTCCTGTACTGCTTTGAAACCACCTGATTCGTGTCCACACTGAGCTAAAAAGTGTGCCAATCTTAATGGTGTTGTTATATTAAACTTTTTAGCGGTATCAGGAATTTGAGCAATTACTGAATCAGGTATGTGACCTTTTAGATTCTCTAATTTAAATCCACTACCTGAAGGAGTTGATGATTTAACAGGAGCTGGTTCGGTAATTAATTGTTGTGGGAACATTTTACCCCAAGTTCCTTCACCAACAATTCCGTCAGCAGTTAAATTATTATCTTTTTGCCATTTTTTAACGGCAGTTTCAGTTCCTGGTCCAAATGCGCCATCGGCGTTTAAACCTAATTTTGATTGGAGTTTTTTTACGTCTTCTCCTGAAGAGCCAATTTTTAGTATCATAGTAATTTACGTTTATTACTATAAATACTTTTTTATTGGGAAGAATGTGAAAGATTAACGTCGCCTAAAATACAGTATTTAATATTTTGTGTGACATTTGATGTAGAAACATTTATTGTGAAATGTAAAACAGGATTTATTGAACCAAAATTATTTTTGGTGATTAAGTCGTAATCAGAAGGGTTAAACCATAAAACTTCATTAGATACCCTTAACCCTGTAGTGTGGGCAATTAATAAATAAGCGTCTCCTAAATCTAAAATACCATTTCTATTCATGTCAGATGATTTCCATTGTTTGGTACCTGTCATTGATAAACCTGATTGAAGATTATTGGGTGTATTGATGTTATTTGTCTCGTTAAAAATTAAAGTAAAATCTTCATTAGTTACTCCCTGAACAATTAAAGATGGAACTAACTTATACGTTGAATTTTGATTTGGTAATGTGAAAGTATACGAACCATTAGTCGCAACTGTCTTAACATCAACCAATACGTCAGAACCGTTTACGACTCTATATAGTGTTAATTGTGGTCTTGAAGTTAAAGTTGAGGGAATAGTAATAGTTCCTGATAAGGTATTTGTGATTGCAACAGTATTTGTGGTATTCGCTGCGTAAAATCCCGTGAATGTTTGGTCTTGAGGATTAGCCCAAGTCCCATATTCAATTACATAAGGACAATTAAAATTATTAGGTAAATCATTCCATTGTGTTCCATTCCATTTTGTTACCGCGTAATCTTCATTACCACTATTGTTTGGTTCACCAGGTGCCCAATTATTGTATTGACCAACTATATTTCCCGCAGTTTGTCCGTTTGATGTTTTGATTAAAGTTCCATTTTCAGGACCTGCATCAATTCTCCATTGTCCTTCACTTAATTCATCAGTTAATGCAAACCATATTTGAGATTGGGGAACGTTGTTGTAAATAAATGCGTCTTCATCTGCAGAAGTAATTGTCACCAAATATCCAGTTTGTCCTTTGAATGTAGTTGATAGTGCGGCAGCTCTTGCGCCTGTATATGTGTTTCCCGTCGATATTGGTCTATAAAAGTGTCCATTAGTTGGGTTATAATAATATCCCACAGGATTCACTGTTGTAGAAACTGATATTTGAACATTTCCCAAGTTGGAACCCGTGTTAATTTTTAATGATGCCAATGCATTATTGATGTTTGACATTGTTCCCGTGAAGGATAATCTTGTTCGGTTTGTCCATGAATTATAACCTGAAGCAAACGATAGACCTGTTGTTGTGGTAATTGAAAATGTTGTTCCTGCTGGAGGATTAACAAGACCAATAGATGTTAAAAGTGTTTCATTGGTAAATCCGTTTATAACAAATCCACTTGCATCTTGTCCACTTGTACTAACTTGATAAGTTCTACCTAACGGGGCACTTACAGATTGTCCATAAGAAAATGAGACAAAAAAACTTAATAGTATGATTAAAAACGTTCTCATAGGTTTACCTTACTGCCAATTAAGAAAAATGAAAGTATAGGAAATTCGGGGTTAGTACTCAAATTTGCTTTATAATTCATGTTTATTTTAAATCTTTTAGTTATTTGGTAATCAAAACCTGAACCTAAAAATGCACTAAATGTTCTATCAGTTACAGTCATTTTTTCTAATGATGAGTAAACTAAAGGTGTTGATATAACGTAAATTTCAGGTGAAATAGTTAATCTACTACCAGCCATAAATGGTCTTGTATAAAAACCTGTAATTGATGGACTTAAAAACAAGTTTCCGTCTTCATTAATTTTTGTAGCTGCGGCACTAATGTTTATACCTGTAACCCCCCATTTCCCTGCATTTAATATACCACTATATCCGACAAACCCCATAAAATTACCATAGGTATACACACCTGTAAGATTTAAATTATGTATAAATTTTAATTTTCCATTATTACTAAAATTTATTTTTGTATATCGACCCGAAATTGCGAATTGTTTAAAGTTGAACCAAGTCATTGAAGTTAGTCCCCAACTTGAGGTCCCTGTTAAGGAAGATTGTGACATTCCTATGTTTATAATACCTGTGTATGACCTGTCTAAGTTTTGTGCGTTAGTGTAGTCAGAAGAAACAATTATAGGGTTGTTTTTTTGAGACGATTTACCACCACCACCTTTGTCGTTTCTGGCATCAACATTCATAGTCACCGAACCAACTACTTCATTACCTTCAGTACTTTTTTCGCTACTTGTTGAATTAGTTGAAGATGAGCTATTATTACCGCCAGAATTATTGACATCACCACCGCTACCGTTTTCGTTAGTTTTTGTGTTAGTCCCACTATTATTAACATTGCCATTCGAATTTCCACCATTAGACTGAACATCCCCAGTAGAATTACCGCTAGAAACGGAATTCCCACTAGTATTGCCATTGTTTCCATCTTTACTATTTTTTCTTTTTTTATCTGAGCCTGTTTTACCTTTTGACGCAGCGTCATTAGATGATGCTTCAGACCTTACAGAACTCATTATACTCCCCATAACACTTTGAACAGTACCACCAATCACTTGAGTTATGATTTGGTTTCTAATAACTGTTGTTGATTGAACGGAACATGGCATCACCATTCTATAATCAGAATAAACCTGATTAATCCATGCTCCAAAGGCTCCGCTAGCAACATCACCAGCGGTAAATGTTCTTTGTTTACCTAAGAAAAAAATCACAGTACTTTGTCCTTGTTGTAACGGAAAACTAAAATTAGTAACCTGTTGAGTACAAGGGTCTATAAATGCGTAGGTTAAAGTTTGAGCGTTAACTACGATTGTTGAGAACAACAAAATAAAAAATAATATGATTTTTTTAATATTCATTAGTGGTCAAAAATTTGTTTTGAAATCATCCTTCTCACAATACGAGCGGATGCGGTTTCTAATGCTTTTTTAGTTGTAATACCAATAGTTGATTGATTAAATTTAACCTCAGATAAATTGTCATCGTTAAGTAATGTCATTTCTCTAACTGTGGACGCCTCACCCAAACCTGAAGCGGTGAAGTAAGACCCTGTCTCTGCATCAACAAATTTAACCTGAAGACCTAAACGAGTTGTCAAGGTATTCTTGACACCATCTTTAAGTTTTATCGTCTCGTCTTCACTAACACTAAAATCATAAACCTCAACATAAACAAAATAACGAGCTAATCGAATCTTTCCTCTACCGTCTAATTTATCTTCAGTAATACCCGATTGAGATGCCTGAAATTGTTTTACCATTCGATTTTTAATTTCAGTTTTATCCTCAGTAAATAAAAATCTTTCAGTATACTCAAGGTATTCGACAACAATATTAGTTAACCCTAAACCAACTCTTTTATCCTTTAATTCAGGAAATGATTCATATAGCTCAGGTGTAACTCCTATATTTAAAAGTTGAATTGGAACTGGTTTACCATGAAATTCAGGTATTGTATCAATTGACATATCTTTTTCAAACTTTGCTTTATATTGTTCGGTTTTTATTGTTCCTATTGTTTGTGCAGTTACGCTTGATGCGATAAGAAACATTAATGTAAACCAAACTATTGTGATAAACACAAGTCGAAGATTTTCTCTAATATTTTGTTTCATCATTAGTTAATATTTTTTATTTTACCACTTTGGTTCTTCTTTAGTCCAATCATCTTTTTTTGGTTCTGTTTTTTTCTCCGCAGGTTTTGGAGTTGATGATGAAGGACTAACTTCTTTTATGACTACTGTCTTACCCGCGGGTGCTTGTTGCTGTTGTTGAGTGTTGTTAATTATAATTGATGGTTGAGCTTGTTGAACTGGTTGTTCATGAGCGTCCCCACCACCAAATAATAGTGTACTTAACCATACACCACCACCTGCAACTACGGTACCTAAGGTACCTACGATTGTTTTTTTAAGACTTGACCATGTTCCGTCGTTATGGTCTTGCACTTCTTGTTCTTCTGACATTTTTTTTAATTTTTAATAAAGGGTTTAGTTATTTTTTTATTGTATCCTGATAGAATAATGTAATAAACTCCACTCATCAGGTTTCCCACGTCTACGGTTTCTTTATGGTTTAAATTAAACTCGTCAGATGTGAAATCCCCAACATTCATTACCAATCTACCAATATTATTATAAATAGATGCGTTCATTTTAGTTTTAGGTAATAAATCTATAGAAATATTAACAATACCGTTAGTAGGGTTTGGATATAATGTTACCGTTGGTTCTGTTGCGGTTATTATATTAGGATTGTTGGCTCTGTATGATAATACAATCATACCTGTTGAAAGGTTAATGTTGAAGTGGTCTCCATCTTTATGAGATGCATCCATTAAACTTCTGATTGAAACACTTGAATTAATATCCTCACTAGGATTTTTGGCTAAAAATTTTAAAACAAATGGAGTCGCTACACCTTGTAGCGACCCATTTTGTTGGTTATTCATTCCTCCGAATCTTACGATTCCGTTTACGTCATCATGTGTTACATATTGTAACCATGGACCTTGTATGTTTGAAACTATTTCATCAAATTTAACTTTGGTTACATCATACTTCATTTCAAATTGTAATCCATTAGATAACGACCCATTTGTTGAAACATTGAATGGGACATACATTGGACTTCCAACTGCGTATGAGTTAGCGATGTTTACATCAAACTGACCTTTATAAACCGCCGCTAAAACTTCGGTTGTTCCGTTAAATACAGGTGAAGAGTGACTTCTGTCAACATCACCTAAAACAAAGTATTTGATGTCTAAAGATAAGTTTGTGGTACCCACAGTAGTTGTTAGGAATATTCCTTTGTTCGAATGGTTTTGCCATGTTGTCCATTGGTCCGTACCTAAAACTAAAGAGTCGTAGGTTTCTTTTGTAAACACATTGATAAGATTACTTGTGTTTATCGGTGCTAACCCTGATACAGATGCGTAAATTGAGTAAGGGTCACCACCATCAAAAGATTGACTCAAATTTATGTCACCAATTAAATAAGACAAACCATGTCTAAGATATTGACGTGTCATATTTTGATTTACATCAGTATTGATGTATTCGTTATATGCCTTCACCGCGTCAGATATTGTAACAGCATTGTCTCTTATTGACGACAACTGTGCCGACGGGAACCTAACCTCAATTTTATAGGTTTTGTTTTCGTCAACGTTATTAAAGGTGTAATTACCATTTAAATCAGGAATGGTTTGAGACACCAAAACATTGGTTACGTTATCGTAACAATACAATGTCGGTAATGTCTGAGTCGTTATGGTTGAAGGGAACCATATCTTTCCAGAAATTGTTAAGTTACCTAATAACTTAAGGTCCAATACTTGATGAGATAACGATGCGATATTGTCTCCGATAGATGTACCATCGAGTTTAAACATTCTCGCCCAGTTAACTCGTACCGAATCCTCATCAAAATTAGAAGGAACATCGTTTACTTTAAACTTATTGCGAATGATATAACCATTCGAACTGATTTGACTACCATTACTTAGAATAAGATAGTTTCTACCAATCGACCAGTCAGAATCAGACACATAGTTGTAGACTCCATTCGAGTAAGAACCGTATTTGTAGTTCTCCCACGACTTGAAATCTAATACAGGTGCATTACCCGCCACGGCCGCATCAACAGAAGACGATATATGTGTTAACAACGCCTTTTTGTATTGCCAATCGATTTGAAAGGTCCTGACATCCGTCCCCACTGCGGGTTTGAAGTACCATGCGACATCTAAAGTGTCTCCTCTCTTAATCGTTGATAACTGTTGAAAATGACCGATTTCGGGTGTTTGTGAGTATCCTACAATGCTCATTAAAAGTAGGGATACCACCGAAATTAGTTTTTTCATTTACTAAATAGATTAAAAATTAATGTCTCACAGGACTTTTTTATTACATTAGAAACGGAGGTCTGATTTATATTACCTCCTTCAGATATAATCAATGTTGATAGTGAAATTTCGGATGACTTACCTGTCGCGAGGAAATCTTTCACTTTTTTTCCGTTTTTGTCGTACAAATAACCTTTGATTCTTAAAATAGTTTCATTGTTATTTTTGTGAAATACGGAAACGCCAGAGTTTGTTTGTAGTACATCGAAATATAATAATTCTACTTTTAATGAGTAATCCGAATTCTCAATTGAGTCCGTAACTTCATAATTTAACTCTTGTAAATTCTCTAAGAGAATGTTCTTAACTCCGAATGTTAAGTTTCTGTTTTTTGCGAGAGAACCAATTTGAATTTTGTTCTCAACAGATTGAATGTGAACCTTCTTAGGTTCTTGGGTTGGTTGGTGTGATGCCAATAAAAATGGTAAGAGCATCAATAATAATAATTTTTTCATTTAATAGTATCTTGGTATTAATAAATATATTAAAAGACCAACTTGAAAGGTATTTATAGTAAAATAGGATACCATGAGAAATATATTATTGTCGTTATTGATTTTCCCCTTGCTAACTTTTGGACAAGTTTCTTCTTGGAGAAATAACCCACCTCAACAATCAACACCACCACCAAGGTCTACACCATCGGTACAACCGTCTACACCACAAAGAAATGAAGTAAGTAGTTGGAGAAATAACCCTCCAAGAAATATTAACATACCTCCACGAACAAGACCAAATTCAAACATAATTGTTAGAGACCCATGGTTAATGAACAATTTTGGATGGGGATGGAATAGATGGGATATGTGGGGAGCACCAGGATTTGGTTGGAACCATTGGTCACCAAGTTGGTACACTAATGATTGGGGTTACAGACAACCATCAAGAATATATGTGTATGATAATGGTAAGACAGAGACTATTAGAGGGAAAAAACCTATTATAAGTTTTGGTATTCAAAAAACTACTGATAGACAAATAGGAGGTTTCTTTACTATTGGTAATAAAGGATATTTCATTACCGAATACAATGCAACTTTAGAACGAGATAATTCAACATTTTTTCCATATGGAAATGTAACACAAATAGATTTTCCACTCGTTGACGATTTAGTTCAGAGAAATAGTTTTTACATTGGTGCTGGTAAAAGAATCAAAAGAACGGGAGTTCATTTTATGATTGGAACTGTGAGTGAAGATGTAAAGTGGAGAGGAAAGGATGCTTTGGGACTTATAACTTTTCCAAAATATTTGGATAGGTTCACAACCATGAAAGTTGGAGCGTTACATGATTATAAAAACTTCACAATAAAATTAGACTACGACCCTATAATCAATAATGGTACATTTGGATTAGGAGTTAACTTCTAAGTATTTATAATAAAAAATACACTTAGTGTTATGAAGCTCCTAACCGAAATAGAAAGAATACAAAGTATAATGGGTGTCATTAAAGAAGATGAGGAAACTAATCTTCAAATGAACATTAACTTAGGTAAAACAGTTGAAATTTTAAAGTACTTGAGACTTTACAATAAATCCATTGAAAAAATGTTAATGGAAATTACTGTTTTATCTAAAAACCAAATTATTGATTTCGGACTATTAGAAAGAGGGTTAAGAAAAATCTTATTGAAAAAAGGTGATAAGAAAAAAAATGTAGTTGACTATCTTGGAAAGATTATAAATTCTTTAAAATACAGAGAACGTAGTGGTTACGGTACAGAACCTGAAAGTGAAGATTACGAATTTGAAGAGCCGTCAATAATACCAAAGAAAGTTTTTAGAAAAGAACTTTATGAAATGCAGGTTGAGTTATTAAAACTCCAAGAATGGTTAAAGAAAACGGACAAGACAGTTATAATCGTATTTGAAGGTAGAGATTCTGCGGGTAAAGGGTCAACAATTAAAAAGTTTGTCGAAAATTTAAACCCAAGATATTATAATGTTATTGCATTAGGGGTTCCTACTCCTGAAGATAGAAAAGATTGGTGGGGAAGATATAGAAACCAAATTAAATCAGGTATGATTAACTTATTTGATAGAAGTTGGTATAATAGAGGTTTAATTGAACCAGTGATGGGATACGGGTCTGTAGAAGAATATGAAGACTTTATGGAAAATGTTGAAGATTTTGAAAACGATTTAGTTAAAGAAGGAGATTACTTATTTAAACTATGGTTTTCAATTGATAAAGACACTCAAAAAAGAAGATTTGATATTAGACAACAATCACCTTTAAAATATTGGAAATACTCACCTAATGATTCTAAAATGCAAGACCTTTGGGATAGATTTACCGAATTTAAAGAAAAATTATTTGATAAAACTTCATCCGTTAATAACCCGTGGGTTATTGTTGATGCCGAAGATAAAAGAGTTTCAGGGTTAAATGCTATTAGATATGTTTTGCAAAACATACCGTATGAAGGTAAAGACGAAAAAGTGTTAGATAAAGATTACCCTGAGGCATTAGCAATATTAAAGCCATAATATTATGAGTTTAAAACAATTGATAAAAGAAACGTTGGGAAACCATTTAAACAAATCTTTAATATTAAAAGAGAATGTTGAAGTTTCCGATGCTTTACAATATCACATTGAAAACGATATGTCATTAACTAATAATGTTTTTAGAGTTTACTCTGAAGGTTATTTTAATTTAGTTAATGAAGTTAGAGACCTTTATAATGAGGGTAAAATCGATTTAAATTACAAAGACAAATTAATGGTTGAATCTGATTTGGGTAAGAAAGTTAAAATTGGTAAACAATACATCTATTTGGATGCACCTTATATTAACGAGACTGAAGAGGATACTTTAACGGAATCGAAAACTCCAAGAGGACATAAGAAATTTGCGGTCTACACTAAGAGTAAAACAGGAGGTCTTAAAAAAGTAACTTTTGGTGAGTCTAAATTAGTGATTAAAGAAAGTAGTAATTGTCTTCAAAAAACAGACAGAACAACCGCAGGATATTGGTCTTGTAATATTGGAAAATACTCTAAACAATTAGGTCTTTCTTCTTCAAATTCTTAATAATGGATTCAGGTAAAATTGAAAAATACTTACAAACTTATATTGATGATGTTATTGAACCTAAAATTAATGATGAATTAGTTGGTGAAGATGACGAACCAATAAAGATTACGGTTCACAAAGTACGATATGGTGAGGCAAACCCTAATAGAGTTGCCTTTTTCTTAGACATAGACCCTGATTGGTCTAAAGGTAGTTTTATAAATGTAGTTAATTCAGACATTTCAAGTTTTTTCAAAATGTTAGGTGTTGACAAAGACCTCCGCATTTATTGGAACAAAAGACCTTTATTTTAATAAGGTTTATCCGTGCCAAACAAATTGTTAAATGCCGAACAAATTATAATTTCAAAATTTGTTTGGCATAGAATAAAAAAACCCACCATAAAGGTGGGTTTGTTATTTTAGGCTCTCATCGGCATTGTTTCTGAGATTAAATCCTCAGGATAGTGTTCTCTTACAACCTCCCTTAATTGTCTTACAACATTACGGTCAATTTCTTCTCGTATTTGTTCTTCGAAACCCATCATAGCTTCACCCATGTACCGAGGTTCACGAACTTCCATCTCACCTATTTCCTCACCCATATCCATCATTGGTTCAGGAGCTGACATTTTTAAAACGTTATATCCACATTCTGACATAACTTGGTTTTGAATTTCAGTTGAACATAATTCTTTATTTGTTTTATTGGAACTAAGAATTCTTCTAACAATAGGGAATAAATAATCGTCAGCATCCACATCTAAGTAATCAATTCTACGGTCTTCGGCATTCCAAAAACTTAACTCATCACCATCTCTTAATGATTTATATCCTGCGAATTTGTATCCAGTTACTTTGTTGATGAAGTAAACCAAGATTCCATATTGCCAATATTTCTCAAAATATTGTTTTTCTTTTTGGTAAGTGGTACACCATCTTGTGGTTGCACCATACTTAGAAGACGATTGGAATGTTAAAGGTCTAACCACTAACCATTTATCATCTTCATATTCTTTAACTACCTGACCCTCAAGTTCCTTAGTTAATTCCTTAATACTTGCCAAAGTAATTGCCGCCCTTAAATCATCAATCGTTGAATAAGATGTAACATCTTTATTTTCAATTTGATTTTTTTCCATGTAACGCATGAAATCTTTCACTGTGAAATAATTATCATTATTGAAATAATCTGTAATGTAATGTAAGTAATACAGTTCATTTTCTGTTAATCCGTCAGTAGCGATTCCTCTACTAAGTAAGTTTTCATGGATTTCTAATTTTGCAATATCCTTCTTTACCTTATTGTTCTCGTATTGGTCTAACATATTAAATCTTTTACCAAATACCTTACATAATAATGGAAAATATTTATAACTGCTTGAGGTGTCGATTCTTTTAAATAAATCGAACATAGTCATGTTTAGTTCAGGGAACTGTTTTTTTAATTCATCTATTCGAGACATAAGTTCTAATGTTTTTTATAATTTTAGGTAAATAAAAAATAATAGTCAAAAAAAAACATCCCGAATTTACGGGATGTTAATAACTTGAGGCTGTAGAGGATGGATTCGAACCACCACGAGGAGATTCAATTGATAACACAACGCTTGCAAGCTGGTGGTCTACCCCATATTATCAATCTATTTCTTGGTCCTCACCCCCGAGACAGGAGGGCTTGTATGCCACGGCCAGCATTACCTAAACCTATTCCAACACTCTACAGTGTAATTATTTTCCACCAAAATACTTCTCAATAACCTTTAATCTGTCTTCAGCGTCTACCAACATTTGTAGTGCTTCTTCAGCGTTGCTGTAGAAGTCTTTAGTTGAGTGGTCACCGATACCAACAGCTCTGTTTCCCAAAAGGTCTAAAGTTAATAATGCTTTTGCTTTATCTGACTCTGCAGATAGTTTCAACATGGTAATCAATTTTTCGTTCATATGTGTTTGTTTTAATACTCTTTTTATATTGACACAAAAGTAGTATATTTGTCTCATGAAAACAACTATTACTTTATTTTTAATTTTAGTTTGTTCCGTAGTGTACGGGCAAACCTCAGATGTGATGTATGTTCCAAACGATAAGAGTCTTGTTGTGACATATAATAACAACTACAGTGGTCTTGGATTTTATATGGGTGGTTATATCACCACATCGTTCCCACAACCATATATGTATACAACTCCTCAGTCAAGAATTAATCGTGCGGGAATAAGTCTTACTTATAAAAATAAAGTATCGGTCATGGGCGGTGTATTTTTGGAAAGTTTTATACAGAATACCGAGTTCAAACCAGATGTTTGGGTTAAAATTTATCCCCTTAGAATTCTATTAAATGTTGAAAGGGGGCCTGACTTTACTTTAGGGGTTAACTATATGAATGGAATAAATTATGGTATGGGATTATCAATCCCATTTCGATAGTATTTATAGTTAATGAACATGATAGATTTCCCAATAGAAAGGATTAACCAATTTTTAGATACTCATACTTTTGAGGTTTATTTACAACCAACACATGATGAGGATTATAGAATACCAACAAACGTTAAGGTAAAATTAACGGGGGTTAAGGAATACATTTCTATTGGAGATAAAACACCTCATGTTGAGTACACTCTCTACATTCTCCCAACAAATGAAACTTCAGACGTATGGAGTAATATGTATGGGGACATTTATGGTAGAAACGTACCAATTAACACAACTGGTCAAGAATACGCAAATCTTAGATGGGTAATGAATTCTAAATTAGAGAATTTTTTACAATATTTTGGTGTAGATAAAAAGGTTATATGTACTAAAGTAATAAATGAAGTGGAACCAAAAAAAATGAACGAATCATTAATAGTTGAGGGAGAATTAGACAAACTCACCAGAAAATTAGTACAAGATGTCGTTAAATTTTTCAAATACCAAAGAGTTGGTGAATTTTCATTACCTGAGGATATGGGTGTTGACGATATGGTTTATAATTATCCAGGGTTTGACGGATTTGCCATTAAATTGAATTTAGAATTAAGTGATGAGGTGGATACTATTGATGTGGATGCTGAATTACGATACGATGATGGTGATATGATTATCACAATAATATCAAACCCAAAAGCGGGATATTCTGTTTTAGAAGAATTAACTCACGAATTGAACGAAGTTGTCCGACATGAATTAGAACATGTGAGACAACATGACGATGGTTACCATTTTCCTAAAAAGGAACCTAAAAGCCCTGAAAAATATTATACACAACAACATGAGTTAGAGGCTCAAAGAGCAGGATTTAATAAAAAATCTAAAACAACAAAATTAGATTTTGAAACTTTGGTTAGAGGGTGGTTTGAGAAAAACCCCCATAAACATAGATTGAATCCGTCTCAAAAAGAAAAAGTAATTCAAAAAATCCTTAACAAGAATGTCTAATCTATCCAAAATAGCGAAAAAGGTGTTGATGAGTCAATCATTTTTTGAAGATGGTTACGAATATCAATTTGTTAGTGTTGAGGAAGACAAAGAATTTGATGGGGCCTTTAACCTTACAGTAAATGTTATTTTACCTAAAAAAGGACAATCATACGCAACTGCGGTTTTTAGTAACGGAATCCATAAAATCCTTGATAATATTTGGGGGTACATTGGTTCATCTTTTTCGTATTCCGAACATATATTAGTTGACGGTAAAGAACCTGCCAAAGATGGAATCTATATTAGTCCTGAAAAACAAAATCAACTTTTAAATCAATTAAGAAAACAGATAAAAAGTGCTGACATTATAACTAATAATAAAAATGTTTTATCGTTTGATGTTCATTGGACAAGAGACGATAGAGAATTTTACAGACAAGACGATGTATATATTCACTTGTATTTCTTTATTGACTTATCAAATTTCAAGTTCGACGATAAAAGGGTAATACCTAACTTAAAAATTGCGGACGATATTGCTGGGGTAATCAGTGATGATTTATACAATGATGATTCTTTTAGAAGTCGTGTGGATGATATTATGTATTCGGTAATGAATGATGAAATGGACCTAAGTAATATTGATGATATGTACCTTGAAGGGTTATGGCATATAAGAAAAATCGATGGGATGGAAGTTTTTCCAAAAGGATGGGTTGCCGATATAAGTGACGAAATGTTTACTTAAGTTTTTGAATTATCTTTCTGATAACTTGAGATAGGACCTGAGCCCCTACAACAACAATTCCTGACGACACAAGTCTTTCCGCAATTAACAATCCAGCCTCTTTAGGGTCAACTGAACTTTCGGCAATGTTTTGAATGTCGATAATAATTGGAATTAAAAAGGCGTAAGCCACGGTATCCATAAAACTACCAACACTAACATTTAGTGAGGATAGAAAACCTTTGAATGACGACTTCAACTCTTGTCCCTTGTTTAAAGTTTTTCTAAAAACTTCTTCAAGACCTTCTTCTTTAATTTTTTTTAAAACATCAACTAACCCTTTCTTATTATCAAAAAATAATATAAAGGCAATTCCTGCTAAAACGAGATATCTTTGGTCATCGGATAAATTAAAATCACCTGACTTAATGAATTGGTCTAAAGGCATTACTAATCCACCAACAGCGGTACCCCACGTTAATAACATTTTTACGTTAAGACCATAAACTTTACCAGCTCTGTTTACAAGATTTTTGGTGAAAGAATACATGGTTTTCATGTACCCATTCATTCTTGATTCATCCTGTTCCTGTAAAATCGCTCTCAGTTGAGATTCATTAATTAGAAAATCCATACAACAATAAATATACAACATATATTTATTGTTATGAAAGGTGAATTAAATCCAACATTAAAAGAAGGGGATAGAGTAGTTTGTTACCACATGGATGGTGAAACAGGCGTTCCTCCTGGTACTGAAGGTACTGTAAGAAGAATAAGTAGAGACCCATTTGAGCCAAAGGGTGATGAATTGATTATTGAAGTAAATTGGGATAACGGAAGTACGTTAGCTTTAGTTTCATCTACAGATGCGTGGAAAAAACCAAAAGAGAGAGTTCAAGAGGACGTAACTACAGGTGACCGTCACTATGATTATTTTTCCAAAAACCCTGAAATCTTTGAAAACTTTGATTGGAGATTTTTTAGAGAGTTTTTATATAAACTTAGAGAATCAAGTGTTGTAAATATGTTCCAATCCCATCCATTTTTATATTCAGGTAAAGAATGGATTGATAGGTACCACGGAGAAAATCAAGAAGATAATGAAGCATTTCAGGAAGTTTTAGAAATGGCAGACAAATCCAAAGACAAGTTAGTTCAAGGACTTATGAAATATATGATATCTAAAAATTTAGATATGGAAGACATGAGTAGAGTGAACCATTTGGCTGAAAAATTTGCCAGCAAAATAGTCCAACTCTATATGACATTCGATTAAGAATCTTCCCTACCATAATCGTCATCTAATCTAACGATATCATCTTCACCAAAGTATTCACCAACTTGTACTTCAATAAAGACTAACGGAGATTCTTCCTCATTCATAATTCGGTGTTTTGCACCAAGTGGAATGTGAATTGACTCTCCTTGATATCTGAAAACTTTTTCATCATCTAAGATTATTGTTGCAGAACCTTGAACTATTGTCCAATATTCTTTTCTCTGATTATGGTATTGGTAAGACAAACGATGTCCAGGGTTTACGGTGATTTGTTTTACTTTAGTGTAACTTGTGTCTAATAGGATTTCGTAAAATCCCCATGGTCTTTCTTCTCTCATTACTTCTTATTAATCATGTCACTCGAATTGTGAGTTTTTAGTCCCAATCCGTCAACTATTTTTATACCTAATGAATCACAAACTACTTTCTCAGGGATTTCGTTTGCGAATCGGTCACCACCCTTTGTGAAGATAATTTCAGATTCAGGGTCTAATGATTTAATTTTGTCATGAAACAATTTAATAGTTTCACAAACACTACCATCTTGGTCGATAGCGATTTCTACGTGGTCAACGTATCTAATTGATTCAATAACCACTTTACGATATTCCTCATCTTGGAAGGAAGGTATACCTCTTTTTAATTCGGCTTGTTTATCGTTATTTACGATTACCCATAGTTCGTCCACAAGTTCTTTGGACAACACAAGACATTCAATGTGTCCTGGATGGATTGGGTTTCCATACATTGATGTAATTCCGTATTTTTTCATTAAACAGTAATCTTGATTATCGTTTTATCTTCTTTCTTTATTATTTTGTAACTTTTTAAAAAACGGTTGTCTAATGAAAGACAATATTTTTTCAAATCAATAATTGTTTTATCCCTATCTTCACCTCGGATGACTCCAGTAATTGTTTGAGGGTGAAAATCAATCCCAATATTATGCCATTCATCACCGATTACTTCGGGTAATATGATTTCGTATTCCATTAGTTTGATAAGGGTGCTTTAATTGGGGGGTGAGATTTATAATTTAATAATTCAAAACAATCAGGTCTTAACGCCAATATTTTTTCATTAAATGTCTTTTCACCTAAATGTTCTTTAACTTTTTCATGTTGATACCACTCTCTATGTGTGATTTTAACTGACGGTAATGGATATGGTTCTCTTGTTCTTGTTGGAATTCCTTTGTCATCCATCATATCTAACCCATTAATTTTACCATACGAGTTTCCACCGTCTTCTTCCCACGTTTTATCATTTCCTGTGTACAGGGCGTATCTCTCGTCAAAACTTAACTTCCTTCCAATCTGTTCCTTTGCTTGTTCAATATGGTTTGAATATAAGTGAACGTCACCTAAATTACCAATCAATTCGTCAGGAATCATATTAACTTCTTTTGCAATGATTTCCAATAATAAAGCGTACGACGCAATATTGAACGGTAAACCTAAGAATGTATCTACTGAACGTTGGTTCCACATTATGGAGATTGCTCTCTTTGGGGTTGGGGTATAATATGGGTTATCAAAATCAGGTAAGTTTTTAGGGTCAAAGAACCTTTCCATACCTGTTTCGTAGTTATTATTAAACCAAATATTATATCGTCTTAAATCACTTAATTCTGTGGTATAAACTTGAAATCCATAATGACAAGGAGGAAGAACCATTTGGTCTAATTCACCAACATTCCAAGCACTGACCATTAATCGTCTTGAGTCTGGATTTGTTTTAATGTCGTTGATTAGGTTTTGGATTTGGTCAACATATGAATCGTTATCGAATCCATACTCAACGTGTTCAATGGAATAGTTAGGTAGTTCCCATTTTCTCCATTGTTTACCATATATTGGACCTAATTCACCCCACGTCTTAGAAAACTTATCATCAGTTTTTATTTGTTTGATGAACTCTTCTTTTGACAAATTGTAGTGAGGGTGACTCTCCATTACGGAATTTAACTCAATTTCTCTCTTGGTTATTTTTTCATAATTTTTATAAGCATCACCATCCCAAATGTGACAATCGTAATCCAATAGAAACTTAATATTAGTTTCACCTCTTAAGAACCATAACAATTCGACAACCATAGTCTTCCACGCCATTTTCTTTGTCGTAAGTAATGGAAAACCTTCGGACATTTTATGACGAATTTGTCTACCAAATACTGAAAGAGTACCAGTACCTGTCCTATCTTTTTTCTCCACTCCGTTATCAAGAATGTCTTGAAGTAACTCTGTGTATTTCTTATCTATTTGATTCATTTTTAATTGTGTTAAACGCGATTTCTATCGACATATTAATATCCATCATAGGTTCGCTCTCTCTAATTTTTTTTGATAGGTCTAATACCTTAGTTCTAATACCTAAAGATTCCGCCTCAATTAGTAATTCAAGTATAAATTTTTCTGATGTCATATTCCTGCCTCCTCTCTCCACATTTCTTCCATATGATTTCTTGAAGCGTTATAGTTTCCATAATCACCCCAATAATCCAATAAGGACTCAAATGTTAATTTAAGTTTATTATATTTTTCTTCTGATTCTCTTAATCCTAAGATATAAGAATCTGTCATTGCGTCAATAACAGATTCTTTATCTAAGAATGAACTATGTACGATTTTTGATTCGTAAATTTCCTCTAACTTTGTTTTCATGGTTCTACCTCTTTTTGCCAAAATGGTTTACTGTATTGTGGTTTCATTAACTTCCAAATTATGTCATCAACTTTTTCGTTGTTGTGGTTCCACATTGCGAACATAATTGGATGTAACACTTCTTGTTGTTTCATTACAAACTCTGCGAATTCTTTTTTAGTTGGTTCAGGGTATACATCACCATATTTTCCATAACGGAATCCATCGTGAAGTTTACCTGCTCTCTCCCTTAATTGATAACAACCGTATCTCAAGTTTTGAATTGTGGTTTTAACCCACTTGTCAAACTCGTCAGGTACTCGGTCCAACAGTTCGTCCAAATCTTTCCCATCTTTCAAATATTCCCAAATATCAACATTGGAGAAACCAGTTAAAATTCTATGAAGACGAACATATTCTTCTCCTTTAATTTTCATTCTGAATCCGTTTTTAAAACGAATCACATATCCTTCACGGTTTCCACTAATCTTATCTTTAAGAGTATCGTAATCAGAAATACCATCGTATTTTTTAATGGTTGGGAATCCACTTACTTCGTTGATTGACATCATTGAATCGTAGTCTAATTCCTTACCATTGGCGGTACTTACCATAGATAAAACAACTAATTCCTCATCTTCACCATAGTCACAAACAATACGGTTTTGAGGGTAAATAATCTCAACAACTGTGGTGTAACCTTTTGGTAATACCTCTACGTTGTATTTGTTATTTAAAATCTCTCTTCCTTTGATTGATTGGTCTGAAGTGAATGAACCTTTACTTGCCAAAATCCATTTACCTTGGTACCAAAATAAGATACCTAAAGAACCATCTAATTTCTCAAACACTTCAAAAGATTCCTCAGGAATATCGTTTAAAGTTAATTCTTCGTAGTTAAAAAACTTATCGAATGCTTTGGCAACAACATTACCTTCTTTATCCAAGATAAGACCTCGGCACATTTTGGTAATATCATCCCATCCACCTTCATACTGACAAGTACGAGAGTAGTTGTATATAGATAAAGGAAGGGTTGGGTGGTCATTTTTAACCACCAACCCTTTCTCTAAATAATCATTCAATATGTTTATATCTACGGTCATTATTTCTATTGTATGTTTTTGAACATTTGAGGAACGGTACCATATACAGGTAATTTACCATCCCATTTGTTAATATATTCTAATTGTAACAATAACGGTGTTAACGTCACTTGTTTCATTCTATTTGCCTCAGCCTCAGCTTTAGCTGCGGTTAACATTGCCTGAGCATTACCGTTAGCGGTCGCTACTTTAATTTTGGCTTGAGCCTCAGCAGTCTTTACCTCATTTTCGGCTCTTAGTGCCGCTTGAACTGCGTTGTTCTTAGCTTCAATTGATTTCTTAAACGTTTCAGGATAAATTAAATTCGAAGTGAATTGATTAATGATAAATCCTTCTTTCAAAAGTTGAGCATCCAATAACCTACGAACTTCAACCTCGAACACAGCTCTATTTGAGATTAATTCGTCAGCGGTATATTTGTTGGTTGCCAAACGAAACGCATCGTATACTGCTGTCTTTAAGAATCCTTCTTCAATATCAGCCAAAGGTCTACGATACTTGGCAAAAATAGCAGGTACCTTTTCTCTTTGTACCGAATAGTTCATAATCGGTGAAACACTGAACTCAGAACCATCTTTTGAGTTAACTATGAATGAGTTATCCTCGTCCGCAGTTTTTTTGTATTCCTTATGTTGGATATAAGTTGGGAACTCGTAAATATTGTGTGTAATAGGGTTATAAAAAACCATACCTGTAACCTCAACCACATCACTAACTCCTTTATTGTCTCCGTAAAGATTAACTTTAACTCCTACGTGTCCAGCGTCAATTCTTTCACATGAACCCGCCAATATCATTAGTGTGATTAAGGTCACTACACCTATACCGATTTTTCTAATCATTTTTTTAATTTTTAATTGTTTTTCTAATTTTTCTTGTTCGACTCTTAGTCTCTCTTGTTCGATTTGTTCGGGAGTTAATCGATTCCCCCATCTGTCGTAATTATTGTACTGTGTCATCTTCGTTTGGTTTTTCGTCTTCTGATTTAGTTTTTTTCTTTTCAAATATATCTCTAATTTTTCCGTCGGCATAAGCTAAAATTACTAACGCCAAAAATACACCTAAAGTTCCTGCTAAGATATTCAATAATGTGTTATCGATTGATAATCCAGGATAAATCAAAAACTCTAAAACTAGCATAGAGACAATAAAAATGATGATTGGCTCTAATATCACTCGATTAAAAACTTTTTTAAATGTTTCTTTCATATATTACTTTTTGATAATCATGTTAGTGTTTGCGATTGGAAGACGAGCGACTGGTACTCTCTTTTCTTCTGAGGATGTTCCGTCAATCTGCATTATTTCATAAAAATTCTCAAGAACCTTAACAGTAGGTATATTGGTGAATTCGTAGACGATGTCTGAATGTTCCGCTCTACCTTCATAAAGTTTTGCGCTTTTTGTTGATGTGTTGAATACTAATGTTTGCATGTTTTTTGTTTTTATTTATAATTTAATTTCAAATCTATTTTTCATTTGTTCTACCTTATCTTCAGGAACTCCGTGTTGGTTAACACCACCATGTCTGTTTTCCACAATGATGGTATAAACTTTATAACCGTACTTTTTAGCGATAAGTTTGTAGAACTTCATTTCCCATTCTTGGGTGAAAGTATTTGACACCACAATATTACGATAAAATATTGAATTAAACAAAGTTGGAACCATTGCTTTATGAACTTGTCTTTTACAAAACTCGTGTGCGTCTTTTAATCCAGTATAATCAAACTCATAATGTCCGTTTTTCATAAAGAACTTATCCGCCTCAAAAATTTGCCATGATTTGGCAATTGATTGTGCGAATGTTGATTTACCTGAACCAGGTACTCCTCTTACTATGTATAAATTTTTTCCCATATAATTATTATTTTTTCCATGAATCCTTATCATACCCAAACATTTCAAAATACCTCAACATTCTATAATATACAATATCTGCGATTTCCTGTGTGTAAAATTTCTTCCAAAGAAATTCATCTTTGTTTGACACATTTATTTTTTGAGTTGTCATTTTTTTTAATTCCCCACTTTTATAGTAATCACTTTCAACTATAAAAGGTATTTTACTATAATCTTCATATAGATTCTCAACCCTGACCACATAATCAGGAACTCTTTCCGAAAAGTCTATACAGTCATTTGGATAAAAATCCGAGTGGACTATTGACCTATAAATCAGAGATTTAAATTTTTCTTTATTTATCTCATTATCAATAAATTCTTCAGGGTCCCTATTAAAGGTATATTCTGAAAAAAATCTTGAGTAAGGGTTTCTAACGGCTGTTAAAAGTTTATAATCTTCATGACCATGAAATAAATTACAATAGTGTTTTTGAACAATATTATCCTCAAGTAAAATAAAATTGTTATTTTCTACCATATAAAATTTAAAATCAAAATTGTTCATGATTTTTGACATATGTGACGTTCCACATTTTTTCCAAAGCCACAATATGACTTTATGTTTATGTGATAAATTAATTGTGGAATTAATATCAATTAATCTTTTATCGTAACAATATTCCATATTACCAATTATCTACGTCTGTTAAATCTAATTCTGTTTTTGTCTTGTGACTATAAACCACAACACCACTCCCAATTCCTGTGGGAGTAATCTTCCAAGTGAAGGTCCCGTATTCACCATAAATTGCTTTAATATGACCTTTCCATTCATCATACATCGCTTGTTGTTTGTCATTTAATTCTTCGTGAACTACATAATTTTTTTCCATGCTATTCTTGAGTTATATTGTTATCTATATTCCAAATGTTGAAATGGTCAAATTCATTTTCTTCTTCCCATCCGTACATTCTCATACTAATTTCATTTCTAGTCTCCAAAGATAGTAATTTTGAAATAACTTCTCGAGCAACTGGATGAATCATTTGAACCATCATAACAAAATTAGGTCCGTCATTTGGTAAGTCCTTAATTCTGTTAATTTTTTCAGTTGAGTATCCAAATTCGTCATCGAAGGACTTCCAAAATCTAATACACACCTCCTTGAGTTCATTAAATGATTCTTCTCTTGGAGGTGTATAAAATAATTTAACTGATTTCTCCATTTTCTTTGTTTATAAGGTCATCTAAATGGTGGTCATTAGCCATCTCAGAAAGTTTGTCTCTGTGTCTTAACAAAGGAACCACTTCACGCATAACGTTATAAGGTCTGAACTCAGGGTGACCATCCATCCCTACGTCCATTCTCTGACCTTTACCAAACCTTAAGTTGGTCGGTAAGTGACAGTGACCATGTAAGTGCATAACTCCTTTATTAAGTCCATCCCATGAACTTATAGGGTAGTGCATCAAACGGAAGGTATGTTCTTGTATCTTCAACGTATTGTAGTGAGAAACGGATTTAAATAACCCTTGAGAACCCCCTCTGTTATTTTCAATGTGGTGGTCATGGTTACCTAAAATTAGGTGAATGTTTTTACAAACAATTCGGTCCCAAAATTCACGTATAGATTCGTACCCACCAAAAGACCAGTCACCAAGACAAATAAGGATATCGTCTTGCATAACATTCTCATTGATGTTATTTACAATCGCGGCGTTCATCTTCTCCAAAGTTGGGAAGTCACGAGTCTGAGAAATTGGTACTTCACCTTGAGGCGTTCTCCAATTAGTCGTTCCTCGACATATATTTTTGTGGTTAAAGTGTGGGTCAGAAAATATCCACACATCAGAGGTGGCTCTCCCCTTGCTATCAGTCTCTATCTTTATCATACGGCAAAGATAATAAAATTATTCTGAAATAGTAATTAAAAAAACAGGATTTTGTTCTCCCGCATATAGACCTTTAATATTGAAGTCATAAAACTCTTCGGCTTCACCGAAAGTCATGAGGTCTCGTTCTTGTAATATAGATAAAATCTTATGTTGAGAGTAAAGTATTCGTGGACCGTTGAAATCCTCAACAATACCAACAATTGCGTCTTCAAGACCGTCTAACATAACGGCTCCTTCACAGTAAGATTCTATATCGTAATTGTTAATTGTCATAATAAAAAAGGGGAGAAATTCAAAATTGAGGCGATAAGTAAATTACCAAGATACTATCAAATGAATATGAATCTCTCCCTTAGTAGAAGTATAGAATTACTTCTTAAAATAGTCAAACGAAAAAAAGAACCTTTTCAAACTATTTATAATAAAAATAATAGTTATGAGAGGATATTTTGGATTAGGTCAATTATCATCGGAAGAGAAATCTGATATTTTGGACCAACATAAAAGTGTTTACAATGGTTACCAAACCATGCAGCCACAAGTGTCGAACACACAACCATTAACTGTGTATGATTTTGCGGGAGATAAAGAAGGTTTAGTGGTTAATAATAAAGGTGAGGTTAAGAAATACTCAAACATGGGTATCAACGAACAAGTTGAAGAAAAATCTATGTGTGAACAATGTGGTGGTCAAATGACTGAAGGGGAGTGTATGGAATGTGGTTATAATGAAGGTGAAATGGAAGAAAGTGATTCTGATTGGGATGCAACTTTAATGGACGGATTAGAAGAAGAAACGGGACATTTAGACGACATTTATAAAGTTAGAGACCTTAACTTAAAACATGGTGATTTTGACTATGTTGAAGGTGGTGGTAATGATGTAGATACATTTGAAGGAATGCACAAAAACTTATATAAAGAAGATGAGGAAGAGGATATGGAAGACTACGAAAATCCTGATAATGAAGACGATGGGTTTTTAGACGACGAATTAGATGAACAAGGTGGTTACCGTAAAGTAACTGATGACCCGATTGAACCTGGCTATGATTTTAAAAATAAAGGACCTGAACAATTCGGTGATGATACGTATTCAGTTAAAGCTGATGATATGGATTTGGATGATGAAGAAGAATGGGGGGCATTTGATTTTACTTCAGGAGGTCCTGATGATGTTTATCCTGTTAATGAATATGAAACAATGGAATCAGCATTTGCTGACGAGATTGATGAGGTAGACGTATCGGGCTCTCAAGGAATTTACGGTGACATGGACCCAGCATATGATTTTGATAGTGAAGGACCTGGTAAGGGTGGACCATACCAAGAGTTTTCTTATGAAGGTGAAGAAGATGAGGATAGTGATTTTGATGGAGACAATTCAGAAGAAGAAGAGTGGGAAGAAATTGACACCGACCTTCAAGAAGGGTTCAAAAACCAAAAGAATAAAATTATGGAAATGTTTAACAGATTCAATAAATACAATTAACAACAAACCCCTCCTAATCGAGGGGTTTTTTTATAATATTTCAGATATCTTGTCGTAAACAAATCCTTCTCTTAATTCAGACCAAGGAATCGTTACAAGTTTATCAGGATTTTCGTTATTAAAAAATGTGAATAAATCTTTAGTCAACGGAAGACCAACAGATATTATTTTACTAATCTCATTTACTCCAAACATTTTTTGAAAATTTTCAAAAGTGTTCTCTTCAATCAATATATCATAGTATTTTGAGTTTGGTATTAATATATTGTATTGAGTTATTTTATCCGTTAATTTTACTTTAAATGAAACTTTTGGGTCGTTAGTAAAGTTCACTAAATAAATCAAATCGGTAAACGAACTAAATCTGCTTTCAACAACTTCCACACCAGAATTAATAACTACAAGATGGTTTTTGGGGTATTCCCTACCAATTGGTTGATTTTTAAGTAAGTGGATGTTCTTGGGTAATTCCCCAAAATATTCACTCAACCTGTAAGAGTTTTTATCATTAATTGTTGGAATTGATACTAAATTGTCCCAACTATTTTCAATATCCAAATCAGTAACTAAAGGGTTGATTAATTTTAATTTATTTTTTGTCCTCTCAATATCATAAAAATGAGAAAAATGGTATCCCGAATCGACAATTTCAAACCCTTGTAAGTTCAAATTATTTTTAAAAAACCAAGATTCTATAAGCACCGAGGGTTTTGTTATTATTGTGGTAAATTGGTTACAAATAGTCCCTGCGTTTGAATTTGAACTAATAAAGTTAGTAGACCAAATAAAATTTTTTTGTCTTAAGATTACTGAGGAAAAGATAATTTTATTGTTTATTTCTGATAACTTTGTTAGGTCAGGAATTTCGTCAACGTCTGAAATCATAATCAAATCTTCAAAATATAAATCAGACGACCGTAAATGGTGGTATAAAATTGTTAACAGATATAGTTGAATATTTTGTTGGTTAATGATTTCATTCAACTTAATACTCTGAAATTTAATTTCTTTTAATGAATTAAATAACTCATCAAACTCTTTTGATGACATATTTTCAAACGATAGATAGGTAATTTTGTCCTTCCATTCCTCAAATAAATGTTCATTTTCTTTAAAGAATAATGGTTTAGGATTCCCGACAAAATCTATTCCAGATTCCATTATTATAAATTGGTCGACATGTTCATTTAATTCGGATAATCTGAATATTAACATGTCAATTTCATCGTAAAAAAATATTGAGTCAATTATTTTATGTTTTTTCATTTTTTTTAGTAAGTCTATTGAATATTGGGTACGAGTTATTTATACTTAATGATATAAAATTAAATTAAAATGTCATCATCAAACTATTTTTTGGATAGCCAAAGAAACAATGTCAACCATTTAAATTACTACTATTTTACGGATGTTTTCACACCCGAAGAATTAATTAAAATTATTGAAATAGGAGAAACACTTCCTAAACAAAAGGCAACAACTGTGGGTAACGATACCGAAGAGGTTGAAAGTACTTACAGATTAAGTGAGATTTCTTGGATATCTGATAACCCTGAAACTGAGTGGATTTACAAACGAATATCAGAATATGCTAAGATTGCTAACGAGGCGATGTGGAATTTTGATATTTGGGGATACCAAGATTTACTACAGTATACCAAATATTATGGTAATGGTGGTCACTATGATTGGCACGCCGATTTAGGACCTGGAATTTCAAATAGAAAATTATCTTGTGTGTTACAATTATCAACACCTGAAGAATATGAAGGAGGAGAATTACAAATGAACCCAGGAGGTGCTATTATGTCAGTACCAAAAGGTTTGGGTACTCTATGTTTTTTCCCTTCATTTCTATTACATAGAGTTACCCCATTAAATTCAGGTACAAGAAAATCACTTGTAACTTGGTTATGTGGTGCAAATCTTAGATAATGGAAAAAAGAATTATTACTGTTAATGATTTCCAAAGTGTCGCAAGAAATAATGAATATTTCTTGTGGCATTTTATGCAAAAAAACCAAGAAGAATCGTCATTGTTACTTTATTCATATTTTGATAAAAGAGAAGGTGAAGAGAATAAAATAAAAGAAATAATGGATTTGGTAAATATTCCATATTTTGAATCTTATACTGAGGATAGTATTGATTTTTTAAACGGACTCGGTATACCATATGAGAACTTATGGTCCCCTAAAAACATGACTCCAAATTCATTTCATAAAACGTTTAATCCAATTATAATAGGGTTTAAAAAGTTTAATAAAATAAAAACAACACAAGACATTTGTTATTGTGTTGAAGGAGTTCTTGAAATAATCTCAGAATTAAATCCTGAAATTTTATTTACTGTCAACACAGAAGATTAACGTTCTGTGTTAAAGAAAAATACTTGGAATAATCTACCGTCATTGATATCCTTACCAAAGTAATCTAAAGATACATGATAGTTATCTGCTCTATACATAATCAATCTGTTGAATATGTTACCAACTCTATCAACCATCTCCCATTTAGTATAGTCTTGCATGTCATCACCTGAAGGCGCGTTTTTGTTATATTCGGGATTTTTTTCAGCTTCTTTATAATCGTAATGCATCCAACCTGTTTTTTTATGTCTAAAAATTCCAGTACCTGCACTAACAGGAGCATCAGGAGTTAAATAACATACTGCAGCCCAATCAGTTGTTGAATCCGCATGTATCCATGACCTGTCAGATGCCGTAGTATATTGGAACGACCCCGTATAGTCTCCTCCCCACCAAGTAATCTCACCTGCGAATGGATATAAAATATCTCTCATTCTTTTCTTAATCGAATCGTTTAGAAACGATTTAGTTCTCATACCAGGGTAGTTACCTCTTACGGCAAAATCTTGTTTAAGTGCGAATTCTCTAACCTCCATTGGGTTTGAGTAAAAGTCGTCGATTGTTAGTGAATTGAATCTCATATGTCTTGTATTATGAATAAATTATACGAATAAATATGGAAATAAAAATGATATTCATTGATAAGTTTATGACTTTTGCTATGTTTACGCATATTTGTTTATAAATTAACTTATTATGGAAATTAGAGAAATTATATCATACTTCTTAAACACAGATACCAACGTTTTAGACGTTTCATTCAGAACACTTGAAGATAGTGAAGAAGTATTGAGAACCGATAGTATAGATTATACTAACGTTGCGGATTATGGATTCGACCTTGTGTCTGAATCATTTGATTTTTTTGGTGAAGAGTATGAAGACGATGAAATCTTTGAAGAAGAAAAAATTGAGTTAGATGAAGAAGAATTGGTAATGTTCTTAAATGAATATTATACTATTAATCCTGACGCATTACCAAAGAGTGAGTTCTATTAAGGATGTATTCTTGTTAGATACAATCTTAATTTTTTATTTTCTCCGTATTGACCTATTGGGTAAGTACCTGAACTTAATAACTGCAAAGATTCGTACCCATCTTTTTCAATTTGGAAAGTCATTATGATGGGTTGATTCTCTAATGTTCTATATTGTAATACGATATAACCCAAATTATATGCGTTATTATTTAAGACCCGAAAACCATCCGAATTGTATCTTGTGTCGTATAACCATATCGGGATTGACGATGGTTGATTTTTATTAGTCCAAATCAATCCAAAATCACCATTGAACCCATTATTCTCAAAGTTGATATTGAAATCGTTTGTCTTAATACGATTAAATGGTACAGGTAAATCGTTATCTTGAAATACCTGGCCTCCACGATAACTAGTGTTGGTACTATACTGAGGGTCGGTACTAACCACCTCAACTTCACTAACAACGTAAAGACCACTAAGAGTAAGGTCACTAATCTCTGTGATATAGTGTTCACAAGAAGTTAAGACCAAAACGACTAATAATAAAAACAGTTTTCTCATGCCACAAATATAATATTTTTTTTTACAAACTACAAAATATTTATAACTATGATATTAGACGTAGATTTCCTAATAGGGTTTTTTAAAAAACATTCTGAGGAGAGTAATAAAGGAGAGATGGGTGAACAAGATGCCGCAGCGGCACCTGCATCACCATCATCAGGTGGTGGTTCGGTTCCTAAATGGGCTGACACATATACACTAACAAGAGGTAAAGCAAATAAATTAGGAGTTGCTGGTGAGAAATGGGAAACAGGACTTACTCGAGGGGCCGCTAATCAAATTTGGTAATAACAATATATTTATAAATAAAATACATTCACATGGTACAACCTAAATATAGCCCTGAAGAGGCGTTACAGAGAATAAAGTTAATGATGGAATACGATTCATCTAAAACTTTGGATGAAAATAAAAAAGTAATTTCAGAACAAGATACTTTAACAAAAACAGGAATTGCAACAGCCGCAGGTACAGGTTTAGGTGCCGCTGCCGCAGGAGGAGCTGCCGCAGCTGGAGCTAGTGTTGCTGGAGGAGCCACAGGAACAGCATTTACTCTTGGTGCCACATTAGCACCTAATATTGCAGGAGGGGCAGTTGCTGCCACGGCCTTAGGAGGTGCGGTTTTAGGTGGAGCTGCTGCGTTAGCATTAACTCCCTTAGTTATTTGGTACTTGGATAAAGACAATGCCAAAGCTAAAGTTGACAAAATTGTCCAATATTGTACAACCGATAAATCCAAAATTGATAAACTTAAGAGAGGTATTAGTGACGGAGATGTCAGAAATTTATCAGACCAATTATATGACGCAATGAAAGGTGTAGGGACTGATGAGGAAGCGGTATACGGGGCTTTTAAATCTTTAAAAACGGCTTCTGATTTTTGTGCTTTAGTCACAAGATTTAATAAAGATTATGGTAGTGAAGGTGATTTGTTGGAATTTTTAGATGATGATTTTGACCAAACTTCAGAATGGTTAAAAATTTATAGACCATTAAGAGATATTGTTGAAGATAGTTTATTATCTATTAAAGATGAAGGAGGTTCAGGTGGAGGAGGCTCCAAAAAAGGTGGAGGAGGAGGTTCCAAAACAGGTGGATATAAACCATGTTCAGGAACTTACTCAAAAGGATGTAAATCCGACACAATTGCTAAAGTACAAGGATGTTTAGGATTAGTTACTGACGGTAAGTTTGGACCAAAAACCCAAGCAGCTTTAAGTGGTAAAGGATTTACAACATTTACAGATGCTGATGTGACTAAAATATGTCAATCTAAACCAACTGAGGTTGAACCTGAGATTTCAGGTGAAGAACAACGTATTAGCGGTGACAATACCGATTTCTAAATTTTAAAAAATATGAAAATGAACAATATTACTCAAAAAGATAAAGAGGCGATTTTGGAAATGCATTCCAAAATGAAAAAACCTTTAATTTCAGAACAAGTTGATGCTGATTTAAAAAGTAAGTTAAATAAAATATTAACTGACGGATGTGTAAAGAACGGTAAAATTGTAACAATGCAAACTAAGAATCCTGCATTACAATTTGCAATTAAACAAGAGAGTACAAAAACTCCTGGTAAATTTAGATATTTCTTTGCTGACGGTAGAGCTGGTATTTTTGATGCTAACGGTAAATTCCAATTCCTTCCAGGTAAATTGGATTGTACGGAAGTTCAACAAGCGGCTGCACAAGCGGTTACTGCGGCAACACAAGCGGCAAACGCGGCTGACACTGCTTTAGTACAACAAGAAGGTGGATGGGCTGAGGCTAAAGATATTAAAACAACTCGTGAGAACTTGGAGAACCCACAAATGTTCGAAAAGAAAGTTGTTAATGGTGTGACACTATACAGAAGTATTATTAATAAAGGAGTTACAGGAGGATTAACACCTGAACAAATTAAAGTTATTAAAAAATATACTGACTTAGGTGGTAAATTAAGAAAAGATTTAGATGCCGAAGAAGCTCAAACTTGGAGTTCTAAAGTTGTTTATCCTGCAGGAACATTGTTCGCTGAAGATTTAGTTATGTTTTTCCCACCAAAAAATGTAGTGGGTGCTGACGGAGGTAATATTGAACAACAATTTACTAAAGCAATTTCTAATCAGACTCCAACAAGTAAAAGAGACTGTAGAGATACTATTGAAGCGTATTACGAAGCTTGGAGAACTAAAAAACGTGTTGAACCAAACACTCTATTACCGATGAAAGAAAAAGTTCAGGCATGTGCCAATGAATTTGAAGGTAAATGGGGAGGAATTCTAAGTAGAATTGATAATTATGTGGATATTCTTAAAGGTAATAAAGAAGGTGGGCCATTATCGGATTCTAAATGGAGAATTGAGTAAAAAAAACAATGATGTTAAAAAAACAAATCAAAAAGTCTATTATAGAGACTAAAGAAAAAAAAGAGAAACTTTTAATTGAACAAAAGTTAGTTGAAAGTAGAATCATGATGATTGTTGAATCTGAGAGTAACGCAAGAAACTTTCACAAGTTATCTGAAGAGAAACAACAAAAAATGATGTACTCTCTTTTAGAAGAGATTAGATATCTTGATGAACAAGGTATGGTAAACGAAAATTTGATGGATTTTTTAGGTAAAATCTTTGGTAATTCGTTTGGAGGAGCCGTTGAGACTATTGTTGAACCTTTGGTTAATTCTCTTTTAAGTTCTATTGGACTTGGAGGTTACTTTAAAAATTTCTTGGTTTCATTTATAACATCGAATCCGTTAGAGCTTGCCAAAGCCCTCAAAAGTTGCGAGGCGTTAACAACTTTAATTGCCAACTCACTTTCAGAGGCCGTAGTGATGATGATTCAAAATGACAAAGGTCTTTCTGGTAGTGGATATACATTTATAAGAAACGCCTTAGGTGGTGTAGTTAAAGATACCGCATTTGCAAACAATTTAGAAAAACAACTTAGTGGTATTGTTTGTGAATTATTTGGAAAAATGAATGATAAAGCATCTGGTGTTTATGATAAATTAAAGACTGGAATGGCGGACAGTGGAGGTTTTGGCGGATTACTCGATAAGGGTAAAGAAGCAATTGCTAAAGCAGTCTAATACGGCAAAATGACGATAAAACGTTATTTTATAAACTGACGAACAAAAATAAAGGGGGTGTTCTAAAGTCTAAAAAAAAAGAAGGGTTAAACACCCTTCTTTTTTGTTTTAACAATTTCGTCAATAATTCCGTAATCTAACGCCTCTTGACTATCCAACCATAAATCACGACTAGCATCAAGTTTAACTTGTTCTGCGGTTTTACCACAATATTCACCTAAAAGGTCAAATAATGTATCGTTGATTTTTTCCCACTCTTTAAATGTAACTCGAGCGTCTTGAATATTACCTCCAGCACCTCCTGAAGATTGATGTAACATAGTTCTTGAATACTTCAAAGAACTTCGTTTACCTTTAGTCCCCGCTCCCAACAATACCGAACCCATAGATGCTGCCATACCTGTATTAATTGTTCTAATATCACAGGCAATATAGTTCATAACATCAACCATAGATAACCCTGATTTTACACTTCCACCTGGTGAGTCAATATGCATCGTAATGTCCGCCTTGTCGTTAGAATCCAAGAACATTAATTGTGCTTGAACAATAGTTGACATGTGGTCATTAACAGGACCTGCAACCCATAAAATTCTATCTCTCATTAATCTTGAAAAGATATCGATTTGAGTTGCTCTCAATTCTCTTTCCTCAAGAATGTACGGAGTCATTGACGACTCAATATGGTTTGAAAAATTATGTAAATCCAAAGATGGTTTACCTAAATGTTTTACGTAATAGTTTTGAAAATCTTGTCCTATAGTCATATGTTTTATTTTTTACAAAGATATACAAATAATTCTAAATTATCTAACTCTGAGTAAAATATTAATCTCGAGTAATTAGGATGTTACCAATCACTAAAATATCAAGATTATTACTTAAAAAAGTATTAATGGCGTTTAATGGTGTTTCCACAATAGGTTCGTGTGGTCCATTAAAGCTTGTATTTAATAAAACAGGTACACCCGTTTTTTCATAAAACTTAGAAATTAAAGAATGAAATCTTGGGTTATTCTCAAGAGTTACTGATTGATGTCTTGACGAATTATCGATATGTGTAATTGCGGGGACTCTATTTCTCCATTCTTCCTTAACAGTTGTGGTTACCAACATATACGGTGAATAAACTGAACTTTCAAAAACTTCACCCTGTTGTTCAAAAAGAACTGCAGGCGCAAAAGGTCTATACCACTCTCTATGTTTGATATCTGAATTAATATGACCTGTCATCCATTTCTCTATTGGGGATGCTAATATTGAACGATTACCTAAAGCTCTCGGGCCTATTTCAGAACCTCCCTGAAACCACCCTATAATTCTATTTTGAGTTAAATGATAAGATACAATATCAAGTAGCTCGTCAAAATTTCCAAACTCAGAATATCTTAAATCAGGATGTTCGTTTAATGCCTCAAAAATTTCACTCTTTGAGTATGTTTTACCAAAATAAGGACTCATTTTTTCAGTTTCCTCAATTTCAGTCAACTGTTGGTAGGCGTACCAAGCACATCCTAACGGTATTCCACTGTCGTCACTCGGAGGTAAGAAATAACAATTTTCAAAAAGTCCCGAATTCAAAATTATTTCATTTGAATTACAGTTTAGAAATGAACCACCAGCAACACAAATGTTTTTACTGTCTGTGAGATTTTTTGCCATTTTGGCTAAAATTAATGACGCTCTTTCTTGTTCTCTTTGGTAGATACCTGCAACACAAGCTCTCGAATAGAAATCAGACTTCCAAGAAACCCTAGGATATATTCGATTATTTGAAAGTTTAATGTCATTTTCAAGTTCTTCAACAAAAAACGGAGCCTCCGCAACAATGTCAGGATTAGCATAAGATGCCAATCCCATCAGTTTACCCGCAGGCCATGTTTGACTCTTTGGTTCAAAAATTAGTTGTAATGACCCTGTTGAATACATTGTACCTAAAGAAGTGTCTTCGTCTGTATCAAGTGGTACAGGATATTTTATCCATTTCTTATATACCTCTGAGTACTCATTTTTTTTAAAGTTGTATATTGAAATACCCTCTGTCCAATCCTCGTTGGTGTCAAGACCATCTCGGTTTTTTTCATACCAAAGATTTAGTTTGTTTTTAAAGTTTAAAATACTTCCTGATGCGTCAGCAACAATAACCGCTGACTCATCAAGACCTGAACTAAAAAATGAGGAATATGCATGAGCTAAATGGTGAGGGATAAAATATAATATCTCTCTTTTAAGGTCATGGTATTTTGAAAAGAATTGATTTCCAGCTGTGTCCTCAATCTCTGTGGTACTATATACATAATAATCAATATCTCTATGTGTAATGCTAAGAGCATTTAAACAATAATTAATTGATTCAAATGGGACTATTCCACCTTGGTGAGCTCCGTCATGTTTTATTCTGGAAATTCTTTCTTGGGTTATCCCAACAACAACTTTTCCGTTCTCAATAATGACCGCACCTTTATCATGCCCCACCGAAAATCCTAATACTCTCATTTATATGTTTTTAAAAAAAATTATGCCTCAGTTTCAGGCTCTGCGTTTGGTTCTATAACTTCAGGACCCTCCTTATTTGTGTCCATGTTTACTGCAGTTCCTTCTTCTAAGTCTTCTTCACATTTATAAATGTGGACTTGGTCATTGTATTCAAATACAATTACTTTTTTAATTTCAGGACCTAAATTGATGTCTCCTACAACGTCAACAACAATACCTTCACCGTTCTTTAAGATTAATCCTAAAGCTCTTGCGAAGATTAAAGACGCGTTAATTAGGTCTTGAGGATTCTGTCCTTCACCTGCTTGTTCTGGGTTTGTGTAATTCTCTGATTGCATTTTACTCTGTTTCGTGATTGTAATACTCTTCGTATTGTTTATTTATTTTTTTATTTGGTTTGAGAATTTCTTCTCGAGTTAACTCATGTCTAAAGTTTTCAACTTTGGTGTTAAATAGTTCATCGTGTAAACTATCAATCGTATTTGATTGTAGTTCAATCGTACTTGACTGTAATTTAACGGTTTCAATACTATTACTCCACATTACTGTTGACCATAATAGTGTTAAAACTGATAGAACTATACCTACTTTTAGTTTAGTCTCTGTTGTCATAAGTGTATTTTTAAATTTAGTAAATTTTTCTAATAAACAAATGATTTTTGATAATCATTCCAAACCTTTTGAAGGGTCGCATTATCATTAATCAATGTTGGAACATAAGGTTTTTGTTTCAAAAACATCTTTGCCTCGTCTGGTGTTCTATTACCTTTTCTAAGGTTGCATTTAAAACAAGACGTAACAAGATTAGTCCACTCATTACCTCCTCCTCTTGATTTAGGCATAACGTGGTCTAAGGTCAAGTCTTTCTTTGACCCACAATAAACACATTCGTGATTATCTCTCTTATAAATTCTTGCCCTGTTCGCCCTTAACTTTCTTACCTGATATTTTATGTATTTTAATAGTCGGATGATAACTGGACGCACGTGGACATTGTAACCAGTAACAATAGGGTTCTCGTCTGATTTGATAACTTCAGCCTTCCCTTTGTCCACCAATACAAAACCTCTCCTAACACTTGTTACATTAAGAGGGGTATAGTCGTAATTTAATACCAATACCGTACTCATTTTAATCCAATTTTTACAAACATAGTTTATTTAGGTGATAAAAACAAAAAAGGAGTCGAATTCGACCCCTTTCTATTATACTAATGATTTAGCAATAGTTAACGGTTCGAGGTTTTCCACATCTCAAAGCTCCCGAGTTCTCATATTTTTGGTTAATTCCCAAAAGACACGTAATTAATTTGTCTATCATCATAATAATAAATATCTACAAATATTTTCCAAAATCAAATTGTTTGTATATCTTTGTCAAGAATTAAAACATAAACAGATTTAAAAATATACCGTATGCCAGAATTTACACCAGATGATATTGACATCGACCCAATTGAGTTTGTTGACTCTTGTAGTAGTTGGGAAATTAAAGAATTAATTGAATATCTTGTTAAAGAAAACCATCTTCCTGAGAGTGTTATTACCTTTAAATCAGAGGGTAACGATAAACGAGGCAGAATGGAGTCCGACTTTATTGAAAAATTGGACTTACTTAAAAATAAGTATTATTCTTTGTCTGTTGAAGAGGAAGATTCAATCGAAAAAATATTTAAAAAACACTTATAAATTATGACCATGAAATTAAAACAATTATTCGTTGCGTTATTCGCAACCTCAGTATTATTCGTATCTTGTAGTAAAGATGACGTATTCGAACCAGTTGAACAAACTTCAATTGAATCAACTCAGGGGCAAGACCTAAGAACAATGTCTACCTCACCAACTGTTCCAACGGTTGGACCAAAGGCTTACATTTTTGTTGAACCTCAAACAAAAACAGGGATGATTGTTAATCATCTAAATAAATTAACAAGGAATCCACAATCTTCAGGAAGTAGATTTTATGCATTTTTTAATGCAACGGGTATTAATAGTAATAATTTCAACGATTTAATAAACTATTTTGACATGCCACATTGGTATGATGGAAGATTACCTGCGGTTATTCAATCAGACATTATACAAAGTCCAACAGGGGATTATAACATGGGTACCGTTAAGATTGATAGAAACACGGTTAACAACGAATATGTGTGGATTGTTGTGTTAATACCTATAAATGCGGTACCTAACAATTCTTGGAGACAAACAAAAATGTCATCAGCTCGACCTATCGTATCAAACACCCCTCCATCGGTGAGTTCATATAGAACGTTCAGTACAAATTCTACGTTGTCTAATAATGTTTTAAATTACACAGGGACTCGTATTCCTTCAGGACAATATAGGGTTTATAGTACGTACTCATCAAAAGAATTAAACCCTAAAATTAATAGAAGTGTTAATCAGGATTTTTACATCAGAGGGGAAAGTTCTACACAAACTAACCCAAGAAGATAAAAAAATAGGGATT